ATTCATGTCAGTGTTAAGCGTGGGCTTGTGTCCCGCTGGAAGTCCTACTGTGGAATCCACATTAACGCTCGCGAAGTTATAATACCCGTCTTTGTCTACAACAGGAACATTGTTCCAATAAATCGAACGTAAGAATCCCAAGGTATCTTTAGGTGTGCTTGCGTCTCCTGTTGCGGTATAATTCGTAAACTCTGCATACTTATATCCGGTGGGGTTATTACCGGCGTTTATTCTGGCCTGATCACCTTCGTAACTATAGGTGCCGCTTACAAGACCTTCTATCTCGCCTTCGCTAATCAGGTCGACAACTTCCGCGTATGACCGGGACACCACATATTCGCCGCCTTTTTTTACGGCAGAAACGTCTGATATGTGTGGTCGGCCCTGTTTTTGTTTTTTCTTTCCCATGATTTAGGTTCCGGGTTCTTTGTCCCACTCTGTTACGCGGTTAGACAAAAGGCTTCCCGCGTTAGGGACATTATAAAGTAATCCATACTTGGTTTCTCCCCACGTATCCTTCGGTTGAACTTCTGCATCTGTATCCACGACATCAGAAGAAGACTGTATAACGTGGCTTCCAATGAGGAGCCTTCCGTATCCCACAAAAACCGGACCTCCTTCACGGATAGTGTTCTCTGGGCCATTGAAGAGGTAGGAGCGCGCCCCTCCCTTTTCTATTTCTCGGAAGTCTCCGAACTTTGGCATTGGTGTCAGGAGATTTGTAACACCAGCCATTACGAGCCCGAGACCGCCCATAACCATGGCGACTTGCATAGCGCTCGCGCTTGACATAAACATGCTTATTCCTCCGGCTGCGCCTACTCCGGTCGCTATCAACACTACTCCTAGGATTATAGTGAAAATGTCCAGAAAGCTGTCTGATCCTTCTAAAATTGGAACTATATCAATCGTTTTTAAATTATTAAAATCCCTGACGAGTTCAGAGTTCTCGAAGCCTTCTGCCGTATTGGGATCTTTTCCCTCTTCGGTTAGGAAGTCTTTACTATTAATGAGGACCCTGTAATGAATATTTTTCTTGTCGTTTTCAAGTAGGTGCGCGTAGAGCTTTTTAGAGTTGCACTGAATTCCTCGAACGGCCTCTCCTACGCTTCGAGCTTTAAGTTTCCAGTCGGTTTTTCCAAGTTGCTTCCCGAGAATTCCGTGAATTTTTATTTTAACTAACTTGCTCATAATCCTTCGTGCCTATATATCTTATGTATCTTTCGCCTATATATCTGGTTTAAATTCTCTACGCATGGATATTTATTCCGTGGATGGTGGGTCATGGTACCATCCCCAAGATAGACTGCCACATGATTAGGACCTGCTCCCTTTACGAACTCAAACACAACCACATCATGTTTTTTTAATTCGCTGGAAGGAGGCAGTTCGCAAATTGGTAGCTCAGGATTGTTTTTGTTTAAATTAAATAATCCCTGTATTAAAGTGGGGTTTCGTTTGTGCCACGTGTGATCGGTTCGGTTGTGGGGTTCATCCGCTAAATTTATTCCGAGCTCTTTGTAATGTTCTTTTATTACTGTGTAGCAATCCGACTTTCCTATCTCAAAGATGCGATCATAAAAAAAGGTCTTGTCTTTCTCATAGTCAAATAGAGAGAAACTGTCCTTTACCGTGTTGTAGAGGACGTAATTCACTTCGTGTCTGGAACTGTGAAGTTTATCGTTTGTTGAAAAATTTTCGTTGTCGGAGTTGTGGGAGTGGTAAATTGCTTTGATGCTTCCCTGAAGAGAGCCCGCGACATAGTCGGCGGGGTGGACGGAGAAGTGAGATTTTGGTTTCTCGGAGCTGTTCCGGCACGGAAAGGTTTGTGTTTTTTGGCCGTCTTGGAGTATTAGCCCACAGCATTCACGCGGGCTTTCTTTCAGGGCGTGAGACTTAATTAAATCTTTTATGTGTTCTTTAATCATCTTCCTTGGGATATCTTTCTAGCGGCCGGAAACCCTCCAAAAGGAAGGTCTCCCGCTTTTATTTGACAGCTGGCTACATTGTGTCCGAGTTTAAATGTCCCGTTGGATCCCCACCGCATTCTACATCCAGTGAGACTCTTGGAGCATTCGTCAGCTACCCAGTATTCAGTATTGGGAGGCATTTTATCTGTATTAGGAAAGGTTGGGGTGGTATCCCCTCCGATTACGTCTCCTTCCGAGTCCTTAAGTGGTCCAGTGGAGACGAAATAATATTTAACCTTATCTTTTAGTAAATAGACATAATTTCCGGATGGGTACGCTTTCCCCTTCTCCCATGGTCCTTGATCTTCTTTCACCGTAACAAAGTCTCTCATTTTTTGATCGTTTTCGGTTCCGGCAGGGACGGCTTTCGTTGGCAATCCTTTGCTGGCCGAGTTATCTCCTTGGGAATTTTCGAGATAATTTAGTTCTGCTTTATTCAAGAGTGGTATCATCTTTTCCCCATCCACTTCGTCCTCCTTTGCGTCTTGGTACCAGCAGCCGATGCCCCTGTATTGCCACACACATTTATCAGCTACAATTACCCTCTTTGGAATTTTAATACCTTCCAAGTCGAGGATGGAAGAGAGTTCGTAAGTTAGAACATTTTTATTTTCAGTTGTTTTTCTTTCAATGAAGTAAATGTCCTTGGGTAATTCAGCGTACGGATCGGGCTCGTAACCGTCTGGTAGAATGGGGCTTGAAGCTTTTGGGTCCATGGGAAAATTAATAACGTCTAAATATTTTGCAAAAGTTCGGCGTCGGGTAACTTTTGCGCTAATTATATCTCCGATCTTTCTAATCTCGTGCTTTAAAAGGGCTAGCTGATCGGACCCTGTCTCTGATTGGCTGGCGATGGTTAGTTGCGGTCGAGGAAGAACTCCTCTGCTTGTAGACTCAAATCCTTCCGCTTGAATTGGGGCTGGGTAATAAGTGTTTCCCTGCCACACCACATAAGAATTAAAAATCTTTATGTTGTTATGGAATCGAAGTATTCCGTCATTCAGGTTCTTAGCGGGGGAGAATCCAATCTTTACCGCCTCTTCGGTTAAATTCTGCTGGATTCCTTGGTCTTTTAGGATAGAGCTAATATCTATTTCAAAAAAAGTCACCAAAGATGATGGCGTTAGGTTCGTAAGCTCAAAGTTAAGGGATTTTATCGATGACTTAGCCCTTACTGTTGATGGATTAAAGTCAGGCATTTTTAATTATTAGTCTCAACAAACGAAGTTTTGATTGAGTAGTTATCGTGGAACGCAAAATTACTGCTGAAGGTAGGGCAGATGAAGCGTTTGTAATTTAACCCATCAGCGTATATGGGGGGGAGGTTCTTAACCGTAAAGCTTTCCGATGCCTTCCTTACCTTTAGAAAATGTAGCATGGCTGAGGCTTCTGCTTGGTTTCTTAAGTCGAGGGTGACGTCAAGCTTAATGAGTCCGGTGTAAATTCCATCAGGTGTCCGTTGTTCGTAACCGTTACCAAAAACGACCGAATTTACTCTCGGGCTATGATTAACAGAAAGGTTGTAAGAGGGGGTCCAAATGAATTGAGGAACACTGGCATTGTTTATTATGGAGTAGCCTCCCCAATAGGCAAGATTGGCGGCGCTTATATTTGATGAAATTGGTACCGCTTTTATGCAGTAATAGTACCTTAAACTCTTGGGAATATTGCTGCCTCCTATATTTTGGCGAACCATAACGATGTCGTTTTTGACATAGGCGGCGTTGCTGTTGTGAATCGGAACGTTATAAATACTGTTAGCCATTTTACCTTAAACCTTTATTTATTATATTACACGCAAAAAGTAGTGTAAAATAAAGATAAGGTAATGTTAGGGAGAATTAGGAGAGAGGCGGAAAGTATAGCCATCAACGGGAGTGGTATACAGGGGGTTCAGTCTATCTCGGCCAACTATGCTTCAGTGGCCCAACCTCTTAGAAATTTGGGTATAAATAGCATAAAATATGCCCCGCAAGGCCCTCAAACCGCTACCTTGGATGTAAGCAATCTTCTCATTAACACTCTTCCTGACTCCGCTCCAGCCACCTCTAAGGAATTAATGCAAAACTTCACCGGTGACATCGCTTTTAGCGGTGTAGTTAATCACGGAACTAAAAATTTTATTTTTACAGAGGGCTACATGGAAACTTACTCGGTTAGTTGCGCCATAGGGCAGATTCCTCAGGTCTCAACAAGCTCTGTGATTTACGGAGAATTTGGGACCGGAACCTTGGCTAATGTGCCTACGGATTCATTCCCTAGTGTTGTAAATATACCCAGTTATAGCTCAATGGAGATCAATTTGGATACTTTTAACACTAATCGCGTTAGTTCTTTTAATGTAAATATAGCCACCCCCCGTCTCCCTTTATATGCGGTAGGAAACGATGTCCCTACTGGGGTAATAGCGGGAACTCCAGTGGAAGTGAATGTTAACTTCAGTATTGAGCCTGATGATTATGAGATAAAAAATATGAGATTTGTTCCTGATCAGACGGTTTTTCAGAATACGGTAATAACTTTGAAAAAAAACAACTCTGACACTACATTGTTAACGTATTCTTTTAATGACATGCTTTTGACGTCAGAATCTTTTCAAGGGGGCGTAGATTCCAGCGCAACGGTTAATTTTAATTTAAGATCATTCATTTTGAGGTAAAAAATGTGTAATACTTGTAAATAAAAGGTTATGGCAACGGTATTTTACGATAAGGCATCGGTAAGCGTCGACTGGGGTACGGTAGGAGAGACCCTTTTGGCGTCGGATTTTACCGTTAATCTCTCTTCCTCCGCGCAACCTTTGTATGCAATAGGCAACAAGGGTTCTTTAGGTCAGTTTCCCACGTCGGCGAGGGTTGGGGATGTTTCTTTTAATTTTATTACGTCTCTTACTGGTGGGCATTATGGCCAAAGAGGAAACCTTATTAATTTCTTGGCGAGCGGAATAAAACATTCCGTAGGATCGATGGCCTCTGGTGTTACGATAAGTGGGGCAGGCGTTAAGGGGATTGGATTTTTGAACTCTTACAGTTTCAACGTGGCTAGCAATTCGATTTCTACTTCGAGCGCGAGTTTTACTTTTTTCGGGTCAGGCACTCAGCTTCCGGTGAGTGGGAGATTGACTGATTCTACGGCTGTTCCTCCCGGAGGGGGGGCTGAGTTGGCTACTGGCGTAGCTCATGGTAGGTATACTCCTCTAACGACCTTACAGACTACAATAAATCCCGGAGGGGGCGACGCACAAGTTGGAACAGTTTTCGGCGCTGACTATTCAATTTCTTTCAATCATAACCCGATTTATAAGATGGGTCAAGAGTTTCCGGTTACGTCGCTTTATACCACCGCTCAGGAATCTATCAATGTAACAGAAGATATTTTTCAATCTGGGTTGGCGTTTGACGAAACCGCAAGTGATTATACTATTGACCTGCATGGGCTCGATACCGCCTCTACCGAGGATAAAATGCAATTAAAGATGATTTCCGGTAAGCAGGTCTCTACTTCGATGAGCGCAGGTTTGGACGACATAGTGAGAAGCCAAAAAACTTTAACCGCCTCCTATTAATGTGTTTTATTCAGCAAGCAATGCCAAACTTAAGGTTAATGATGAAGAGATTTTAGCTTCAAACGCTTCGCTGTCTTTAAGTACGAGTCTTCAGCCCAACTATTTAATAACCCAAAGAAATACCAACAAGTACGTTGCTTCTGATGGTATAGGGGGGAAGCTGTCTTTTAATTACTATTTAACTGGAGTAGATTTTTTTAAAAGTTTTATTACCGGGCAGGGAGAAAGACAAAAAGAAAACACCGTAATCTCCGGAAATTTTGGAGGATTAAATTTTGATAGCGGATACCTAACTTCTTACTCGGTAAACTTCGGCCCCAATACTCCCGCTTCCGCAAGCGCTACGGTGACTTTTTTCGACGAGCTTCGAGGGGATTTTACCGCAGTGGAGGAGTTGGCCCCTGACATTTCAACAGTTCTAAACTTTAGAAATGCTGTGGTTTCGAATGTAGGTCAGGTTTTTGAGTCGGGAAGCGTAGAGAATTTTGTGGGGGGAGCATATAACTATACAGCAGAAGTTAAGCCCGTTTATTTAATAAATGAAACCAAACCAAGCTCTGTTAGTTTCGGGCCGAAAAATGTTAATTTAAATTTTGAGATAGATACGCCTTCAGGATACCTACCTTATTCCGGGGCTAGCGCTAAAATTTCAGTGGATTTAAAAAACAAGCTGGGTAATGTAGTTGAAAACTTTACATGTGATGGGGCTTTACAGCAGAGGGATATAGGTTCTGCTGTGGGAGACTACATAAAACAAACAATAAATATCGTAGAGGGAGGCACGGTGGCAAGTCGTGTTACTAACGCAGCGGGAGGACCCCTAACTGTTGCTATAAATATGGAACCACAACCATGATAGAATATACATAATGCCTACTTTTTATCCAAAAAAGGGTTTTACTATTAGCGGTAAAAATATGAATTTTACCGAGCGAGTTATGTTCGGCGACGAACTAGTTTCTTCTCTCGTGTATTTGGATACGACAGGGGTTTCTGGTATTGTACCTCCCGCAGCTTATACTAATGATGTGACTTTAGAAAGCCCACAAGAAGTTTTGAATTTGGGGGTTGCTCAGGTTGTTTTGGATTCAGCCAGTCAAGTGGTGGTAAGTGGACTTAATTCTAGTTATGTAAGTGGGAAGGCTGGAAATTTAATGGAGATTTCCGGAGAGAATTTCTACCAGATAACAAACGTTAAGTTTGGTGAGGTTTCTGGGACTTTTTTTACATGCTCCGACCAAGAAGTACAGGTCTTAATCCCGACAAATGCGGATTACGGGGGGGTTACTGTTTTCTCCTCGTTGAGAACAGGTTTAAACGGAAGTATTTCGGAGGCAAGTGGGATTAGCTATAATGAATTTGTTCCCATCCCCCAAGTAACCGGGTTAAGTTCAGGTCAATTGGCCTCGGGAGAAACTCTTACGGTTCAGGGATTGTCTATGTCGGGGGTAACGGGATTTTCTGTTAACTCTATAGAGTTTGGAGACATAGCTGTTCCTAATTCCACGACTGTACAAGGCACCGTTCCAAGCGGAAACGTGAGAGGAGTTCCAAGCCTTCTTCTGAAGAGCGGTTTTTCAGCAGAAGCTCCAGCCGAT